GGGTATAGACATTAAAGGCCAAACAGGAGATCCAATTTATTCTACTGGAAAGGGAAAAGCTTTTATTGGTAAACCAAACTCAGGATTTGGTACTTGGGTTATTGTTGATCATGGAAATGGTTTACAAACTTATTATGGTCACATGTCAAATCATTTAATAACAAATGGTGAGGACGTTGAAGCAGGAACATTAATTGGTCGTGTTGGATCAACTGGAATTTCAACCGGCCCACACCTTCATTATCAAATTATGGTAAATGGCCAATCAGTTGATCCTGAAAATAATAATCCAATTCAATTAAAAGATTACACATTTGCCAAATATGGACTTCTTGCTATACCAGAAAAACCAGCTAATCAAAGATCATCTGTAACACCATCATCAACATCACCAAATATTGTGTCATCACCATCGCAAATGGGTACTATAGATCCCTCAAAAACCACTTTTAATGATTTAACAAGAGAACAACAAGATATATTCATGCAAAAGCAAAGAGAATCTGAAGGATTTAAACCAGGTTCTTTAACTTATGATTTGAACAATCCTGGTGCCATGTTATACTCATCTTGGCAAAAGTCTTTTGGTGGAGAATTAGATACAACTGGCCGAGGAGTAGGCACAGTTAAAGGAAAATTTGCTAGATTCCCAACGCTAGAGGATGGAGTAAACGCACAAAGAGCTTTGTTATCTGGAACAAATGGAGCACCAAAAATTTATGTTGGTTTACCATTAGAACAAGCTATAAATCAATGGGTAACGGGAAACAAGCTTAGTAATGTAGATACAAATATGAGAGCAACAAATACGGGTTATAAAAATAAAATATATGAGGCTCTCATAGCTGGTTCAAGACCAGCGCCTAATTCATCCGCACAAGTTGTTGCACCTGCTCAAACTAATACAGGATCGCCAGTTGCTGCACCAGCTGCTCAAGCTGATAAAACTGCATCAGCTGGATCTAAATCTGCCTCTGTTGATTTGTTGCCATTTTTATTAAATAGACAATATGTTTAATAACAAAAAACCCCGCCGAAGCGGGGTAAACTTTACTGTGATGAAAAGTTTATTTATTGTCAGCTAAATCTTTGAAGTAATTTAATTCTTCATCAACAGTAGCTTCAAATCGTTCCTCAATTACTGCCAAATCTTCTTCTTTAAATGTATCAAGTACCGCAGTTTCCGCTTTAGTCTTAGGCATAGCAACACCTTCAAAACCTAGAACTTTATCCAAACGATTCTTCAGAATATCGTATGATTTAAACTGTGACTTCTCGGTGAATTCTTTTAGAGAGAATTCTTTCTTCCAGAGAGCTTCAAGTTTAGAATCTTCACCATCAAACAATGCCGATTTATCAGCAAACTCTGATTTATCATAATTACGATAACCTTCAACATTACGAATCTTCAATTTGAAGTTAGCGCCTTGCCACATATCAAAAGGATTAACCGGTGTTTCATCAGCAAATTCAGGGTTCATTGCTTCCGTAATCTTATCAAAGATTTTCTTACCAAACTTATACAGTTTGATTTCACCTTCGTTTGAGGGATTACTTGGGTCAGATAGAACCAAAATGTTGGCGATATAGGTTAGCTTACGCTTTTGTTTGCGAGCAATTTCTTTATTAGCTTCAATACCAGAATTCCACAATGTACTATTGTGTTCACAGACAGGACATTTATCGTTGATAGTTGTCAAGCAGTTGTCAATAAACCAACCGCCAGGTCCTTGAAATCCGTGATTGAATGTACGAACCCATGGAAGAGCATCATCACCATCAACAGCTGGTGCAGGTAGAAAACGAATAACAGCCATGCCGTTACCTGATTTATCTACTGATGGTTGCCAAAAGCGGGTATCGTCTTTTGAACCGGCTTCTGATGAACCGGATTGAGAAACTTCAATTGCTTTAGTAAGTTTTGCCAAAGCATTGTTGTCTCGTTTGAGATTTGCAAATGAACTCATATATTACCTCGTATTTAAATTTATATTAATGTGTATTTTTTGTCCACATGATTCATAGTATATCATGTATTTATGTGTGTGTCAAGTAAATATCTAATAGTTTAATAGTATTGCCTAGTGCCTTGTGATGAATACCGATACCACCTGCTGCACGGAATGATTTAATAACATCTTCGGTATCATCAATAAGAATGCTATCTGGTGTTGCATACTCCGCCTTTTTTGACCGGCCTGCCACAATATTTGGTTTAAATGCTATATTGCGATCAAGCAACCATTTAATTTTTTGTTCTACAACCTCATCATGGTATTTTTGTCCACCTGATGAAGAAAGAATTTCAATTTTTGAATTTTCAACTTTATTTTGTAATGTCCTAATAAGTTCTTGACCACCAGGCCACCATTCTAATGTTTCAAATTGCCGGGTCTCAACAAAGTTTGTCCAGTTTTTACTAAAGTCTTTTCTGTCTCGGCTAGCTCCAGGAGCTTCTTGATATAATTCAATATATCGTTTTTCAAAGTTGGCAATTACACCATCCATGTCCAAATAAATTTTCATTATATAACCTTTTTTAAAATCAATTTGTATTTTACATCATCAAACATAAGAAATGAGGCATACTTTGTTAACTTCATTTCATAGTCAGGCCATCGGATAGTATCCGCAATTTTTCTATTCCACATCGGCAAGAAATTCAGAATCTTGTTTAGGACGATTAGTGTTTCAGGAGATATCTCTTTACGCAAAGCTTTAGTTAAGAGTATTGGATAGTCTCCAGTTGTCACCAAAACATCGTTTGGATTCTTATAATCACTAAACAGGTCTCTACATTCATTCTCAAAGGTATAAGACATAGATTGTATAACCTTCTGTCTCTGCCTATAAATCACATCACATTCTTCACTTAGTAGAGTACCTGCCCAAACCTTACTGTCCTCAAATAGATTAGCCACAAGAAAATTGATATAATCATCCTTGATTGGATGTTTCCTGGACAATTTATAGAAGTGGAATTTATCCTTACGATTTTCAAATGCAATAACGCTAATATTACTTTTCCCATTATACTTTAGGTAGTCATAAGATTTTTGGGTAAAATGTAACTTCATTGCAGAGTAAACAGAAAACGCTTCATAGCCAGTCATCATATTGGCAATCTTGGACTTTTATTCTTCAGTAAATTAAATTCAATTGCATTACACTCAATTTTACCTTTGAGATTAGCATTAATCAATGTTGATGCTACTTCAATTTCCAATCCAGTTTGCCTGCAATATTCAACAATAGCTTCAATGTAATTGTAATCTGTTTTAGAGACTAAATTATCAATCTCCTTTGCGAACTTGGCCATCTCATCTTTCGTTGGCATAAGTATTGTTTTTCCTTAAATTACGACATTCTTCTTTTACTTTAATCGGATAGTCTGGAGATATTTCAGATATATCGCAATTGTAATATTTACCATGTGAGACAATATTCAATGCAACATAAGCTGATAATATCATAATTGCAATAACTCCAACTATGGTTAAAAAATCACTTAACGATGGTTTCATATAAACTTTCAAATTGTTCATGTGTAGCCACTTCTTCATCAAAATTCTGTTTATGATAAACCTTAACCATTTTACTAACTAGTCGTTTAGGTAGTTGTAAATCTTTTGCAATAGCAGATACCGATTCTTTAATATAATCTTTCTCGCCTTCCATCCGAGTCATTGCACCAGAACATTCTTTAAGAACATCTAGTAATTTTTTACGATCTGACTCGGATGAAATTTGATTTACTGATAATTGAACTACAGCCATAATATAATACTCCTGGTTAATTTTCAAATCGTGGAGCAATTAATGCTTCACAGAGAACAGCATGTTCGTTTGCATATAAACAATTTACCATTATATTAGATATATTGATATTTCGTGTGTCTGCATAACTTTTATAAAAAATATGATTGCCAATTTTAATTGTTCTTGGTAATCCCCACATAGGATTTACATAGACCGCATGAAAGTATGTTGCACCCTTTGTAGGGTCTTCCACTATGTGGTAATTAACAAGAACAAATATTGCTAAGTCACGAATATCATTATACAACGGTTCATGTTTGATTGTCAACCTTTTTTTGGCAATATTTGGTTGACATGTCCAAGAAA